TATTAGGAGATATAAAGAGATAAGATATTAAATATGAACATAGAATAATACTAAATAATTAAATTATGAGAAATAAGGAAACGTGTGTTAGATTAATTGAGAAGCTAGAGGGTAAATTACAAACTTTACTTTTTATCTTAAGTAGACCGGGGGCAGATGCTAACGAATTTACTAATGAAATTAATCAATCAAAAGAAATACTTCAAGATCTAAAATCATTTATAGATCGTGAACAAGAAACAATGTAATTAAATAAAGGTTATGAATTTATCAGCAGAACAAATACAATCAAATTGGGGGTTATTTCTTGATAATATTGAAAATTATATTACAGGAGTTAGAGGTGAAAAATTACTTGCATTCTATAAAAAGTTTGAGGAGAGAATTATTATAATGCCCGCGGCACATAAAAAAGAATACCATAATGCTTTTCCAGGAGGATATGTTGAACATGTAAATAGAGTAGTTCGTTGTGCTCTTAAACAATATGAATTATGGAAAGAAGAAGGCACAGATATTACTACATTTACTATAGAAGAATTGGTATTTTCTGCTATTAATCATGATTTAGGTAAAATGGGTAGTATGGATCAAGCATCATACATCCCCCAGACTGATAAATGGAGAAGAGAAAAATTAGGAGAAGATTATATGTTTAATAAAGAAGTCCCATTTTCATCAGTTCCAGATAGAGGATTATGGTTACTTCAACATCATGATATTAAATATTCTTTTAATGAAATGATAGCAATACAAACTCATGATGGTTTATATGACCCAGCAAACGACAAATATTTAAAAGGATGGATGCCAGAGCAAAAACCAAGAACGTCTCTACCCTTTATATTACATCAAGCAGATATGATGGCAGCTAGAATTGAATTTGAAAGAGAATGGTTACCTAAATTTAAAAAATTTGAAAATAAACCAAAAGAAAATTTTACAATAAAAAATAAAAAAACTACAAAATCTAAAGCCCTAGGTAATATATCAAGCCCAGGATTGAAGAATATGTTAGACAACTTATAATATGGAAATAATATTAATATCAATTTTATCTGCATTAGTAGTAGTATTAGGTTTTACTACTTTTAATCTAATGAAGAAAAATGAACAACAAGAAGATATTTTAGTAGAATATATGAAATATCTAAATAAAATTTCTCAAGCAATAGAAATCTCAGATGAAAAGCTAAAAAAATTAGATGCTCAAGGAAGATTTAAAAGCGATGATGAAATAGGTTTCTTTTTTAAAACAGTTATGACTTTACAAGAATTATTAAATGAATTCAAAATTAAAGAAATATAACTGTGATAAATGGATAATATAATAAAAGCCGCAAAAAAGAAAAAACAAAAGAGGAATTATTTTACTCAAGAAACTGAAGATGCTATTGTTAAATATAATCAAAGTAGCGATAAAAATTTTAAAAGTTTAATATATCAAAGAGAAATACACTATCCCTTTTATAAATTAACAGAAAATATTATTCATACTTTTAAATTTTACTATACAGATAATGTTGAAAATTTAGAAGACCTACAACATGAAATTATGGTATTTCTTTTAGATAAAATTCATTTATTTGATCCATCAAAAGGAGCAAAAGCATATTCTTATTTTGGGACTATTGTAAAAAGATGGTTAATAATATATAATCAAAAAAATTATAAAAAAAGAATAGATTCTGTTGATATGGTTGATATAACCAAACATCAAAATTTAGATGTAGGTGATAATACCTTTTTTATATTAAACCCTAAATTAGAACAATCTTCACAAAAATTTATTGAATCAGATAACAATTTTGGAGATGAATTATATACTAAAGGATATAAAGAAGGAGATAGATTATCAATTTTTATAGATTTATATGTAAAGTATATGACAGAGAATATTTATGGTTATTTTCCAAAAGAGTATGATGCTCAAATAGCTGATTGTATTTTAGAATTATTTAGAAAAAGAGATGCTATAGATGTTTTTAATAAAAAAGCTCTCTACATTTATATAAGAGAAATGATTGATGTTAAAACTCCTAAAATTACAAAAATAGCTAATAAATTACACAAAGTATTTAAAGAAAAATATTTAGTGTATTATGAAAAAGGTTTTTTTCCATCTTAAAAATTTAAAAATCTAATATTTATAATCAAAAATTATGGGACAATTAGATTCAATAATATTTGGTGATAAAAAATTCTCAGATATTCTTCATGAGATATACGAAAACCAAACAAAGAAAAAAGAACAAATTTCTTCTTTAATAAGTGAATTAAAACCACTAATCCAAGAAATAGGTGATGCTACTTTAATAGTACCTTTAATAAAAGAATACTTAGAAATAGGGGTAAAAAATGATGAACAATTAATTAAAATGGCTACTATTATTCAAAGAGCTGTTAATAATACTAATGATGAAGGGGAATTTGGTATAACTGAAGAAGAAAAAGCAGAGTTATTAGCAGAAATGGATAAATTAGAAAGATTAAATAAAGAAAATAAAAATAATGGTTAAAATTCCAACAGGTTTAAGTTCTTTAAATTCAACACCCACCCCAAATGCCATACAACAAGAAATAATTCCAGTAAGGGTAAAATTTGTTTCTTTAAATGGTGATGATTATCCTCTTACTTGGAAAAAGTATGGGGAATATTTAGGAATGGGGGGAATATTGTATGAAGAAATAGATAATCCTGGAAATCAAACCTTAGAATCTTTAAGTTTTGCAAAACCCTTATATTCTAATATTAAATTTTTACCTATAGTAAACGAAATTGTTTATATAATATCAATGCCTAACCCAAATACTCAAGAAAATCCTAGCTCGGGTAAACAATTTTATTATTTTCAATCAATTAATATTTGGAATAGTATCCATCATAATGCTTTACCTAACACATTAGCTAATGACTCTACAAATGCCCAAAAATACGAAAGCACTGAAGCTGGAGTAGAAATACAATCTGATGTACCTATTAATAATATTAATTTAGGATTAACATTTCAAGAAAGAGTAGGAATTAGAAGCTTACAACCTTATGAGGGGGATGTTTTAATTGAAGGAAGATGGGGTAATACTATAAGATTTGGTAGTACTGTAAATAATAGTTCACCACCAAATCCCTGGTCTGATAGTGGGGTTAATGGTGAACCTATTACTATTATAAAAAATGGCCAAACAGAAACACAAGATGATCCTTGGATACCTCAAGTAGAAAATATAAATACAGATAAATCATCAATATATTTAACTTCTAACCAACAAATTCCTATAAAAGGAGCAAGTACTAACTATTCATCCTATGATTCTCCACCTGAAGATTTAAATGAATTTGTAGGAGAACAGGTATTAATTAATTCAGGAAGATTAGTTTTCAATGCAAAAAATGATTCAATATTATTAGGTGCAAATACTTCTATTAATTTAAATACTCAAGATACTGTCAATATAGATTCAAAAAATAAATTTATAGTAAATACTAAAGAAATTTATTTAGGAAGTAAAAATGCAACTGAACCTGTAATATTAGGAGATAAATTTTTACAAGATTTTCAAAAATTATTAACAAATGTAATTACATTAACAAGTGCTTTAGGTACTGTAGGTACACCTATACCTTTTGTTCCTAATATTGCTGTTGCCCAAACAGCAACAAAAGTAGGATTACAAGCTCAAACTATGTTAACTTCAATTGAATTTTATAAATCCAAAACAACAAAAACTTTATAATGGCTTTAGCAAAATTCATATCAAGAATAGTAACTAGTATAACTAGAACTACATTTCAATTTAATAAAACTTTAGATGTATTAATAGAAAGATTTAAAGATGCTTGTCCTACAACTCAAGAATTAAAATCTTTAATTGAACAAAAAAATCAAATTAATGGTGCCCTACAACAAATAGAGCAAAAAATATTACTTTTAAATAAAGTAGCACAGGGATCTGAAGTAGCAGTTGAAGCACTAAGTGCAGGAAAAACTATCATAAAACAACTTCCAATACCTTCATCAGTTCCTCCAGGTATAGGATTACCTTTATCTGTAACTAATAATCTAGCTGATGCTTTAGATAATTTAGGAACATTAATAGATAAAGAAGAAGCATCCTTAGAATCAATCCCAGAGGCTTTAGAATTAATTAGTAGTGATGTAGGAGAAGTAATTACAAAATTAAATGAATTTGATGTTGCCCTTAATATTTGTATAGAAAAAGATCCTAATATTACTGCTGAAGATTTAGAAGCAACAGCTACAAACTTTGTTGGAGTATTAAGTGATGCAGAATTAGAAGAAATACTAACAACACCCCCAGGACTATTATATGGAGATTATTATTTAAGATTAGAATTTCCACCAACTGACTTTTCATTTCCAAAAAAACAAATAATAGCTCAAAATAAAGAATCTGTTATAGATGGAGAGTTTTATAATGAAAATGCACTTGTAGAAGAATTATTAGGAAATGAATCATTTTCATCTTCAAATACTGTTTTAGTTGAAGAAATGAAGTGGTTAATTGATACTAAAGATTTAATATTCCCAGCACCAGAACCTCAAGAAGATCCACTTAAAGCTATATTTAAAGAAAATCAAATTATTATATTAATGAGTCTTTTTGGTGCTAATAGAGAAGAAGCAGATGAATTATATGAATTAGCTTGGGAGTTATCACAAAATAGAGGACCAAATAAGGAAAATTATCCAACAATAGTTCAAGAAGCCTTTGATAATTCAAGAACTATTTTAGAACAAGCTGTAGCTAATGAAGGATATGAATTCCAACAAGGTGATAGAGTATTAGATGCAACTATTAAAAGGCTATTCTTAGCAGATTTTGATGGTACTGACCAAATAATAGCAGGTCAAATCAATTTAATAAGAAGAACTGCTAGAAATATACTTGAAAACGCAAAAGAAGAAGGTGGTGATTATAACTCTACATCAAAAAGATGGAGTAATGATGGAGCATTTGGATATGCTAATGATGGAAGATTATACCCATATTCAGAAAGATTAGCTTTAACAGCAGAAAATTTATTTAATGACGCTACTATTGGAAATGAATTTGTAAGTTTAAGATCAGAAATGGCTAAACGAAAACCATTTATGCAAGCTATTTTTGAAGCAGCTAATTTAAGATTTTTATCAGGTGCAGGAAATAATTTTAATGATCCTTTAAAAGATTATTTTTTAAGTAAAAATCAAGGTTATAATCAACCTATTGTTAATGAAATTCCAATAAGTGGGAATGCTAATGAATTAATTACTTCTAATGAAATAGAAAATATATATCAATCTGAAATAAATATAGCTACGGATTATTATTTTAATAATACAATTCCTCCTAATTATGATGAAACTAATGATGGATTAACATATGATCAAATAAATGCATATTCTAAAACCCAAATTCTTATAAAACTTAAAAATGTATTAGGAATAAATTGGTATAACGCAAATGCTCAAGCAGCTTCTGAATTACCATTTTGGTCACCTGGAGGAGGTAATCCAAATTCAAGTTCATATAACCAAAATAATGTAAATAATGGTTTAACAACAGCTGATAAATGGTATTTTGAATTTGGTAGAAATGGATTACCAGTACCTACTGGGTCATAATTGATATAAAAACATAAATTACTAATATTTATAATAAAATTAAAGATGAAATTAACAGAATTAAAAAAAGTACTTAAAGAAACTGTTAGAGAAGTAATACAAGAAGAATTAAAAGATATACTTTTAGAAGCTGTAAAAACACCAAAAGTAGTAACTCAAACTCCTGTTATGGAGTCTTATAATCCTTCAATTCCTACACCTTCACCAACAACTCCTGTAATGTCATCTCAAGAAAAAAGAGATGCTTATAAAAATATTTTAGGTGAAACTGCTGCTTCTTTTAATACTAACAATGCTCAAACTTTCAAACCAAACCCAGGAATGGATATGGCTAATGGTGCTTTACCTGATGGAAATGTAGGTATGGATCAAATAATGAATTTAATGAATAGTAAATAATGGCTAGAATTATAGATAATGTTTTTCCTACTGTTAATAGTGGTAGCGCTGCTTTGGGGTTTAGCTTCCCCTTATCAGGAAGAGCAGTATTTAACCCTACATTTACTACTAGAGAAGTAGTTAAAACTAATTTAATTAATTATTTATTAACAAATAAAGGAGAAAGAGTATTTAGACCAAATTTTGGAGCAGATTTAAGAGCTTTATTATGGGAAGGAATCAATGATGGAGTAACATCTGCATTAGAAGCAAGAATAAGAGATAATATAAATTCAAGATTTCCTTCTGTAGAAGTAAAAACAATAGAATTTGATAACCAACAAGATCGAAATACTATAAATTTCATTTTAAATTATACAGTTCGCAATATAGGAGCAGAAGATCAAATTAATATAGCACTACAATAATGGCAGAATTAAATAGAAATATAACATATACAAATAGAGATTTTAATACATTTAGAGGTGCTCTTATAGATTATTCTAAAACTTATTTTCCAAATACTTTTAATGACTTTTCTTCTGATTCAACAGGAATGTTATTTATTGAAATGGCATCATATGTTGGAGATGTTTTATCTTTTTATTTAGATAATCAAATTCAAGAAACTTTTATACAATATGCTAGGCAAGAAAAAAATCTATTTGATCTAGCTTATATGTTAGGATATAGACCTAAAGTAACAACAGCAGCTACTGTGGATATTGTTTTCTATCAACAACTACCAGCAAAAGGACCTGCAGATAATAAAGTCCCAGATTTTGATTATGCTTTAAAAATTCCTGAGAATTTTCAAGTAACATCTAACGAAAATTCAAATATTAAATTTATAACTGAAGATGTGTGTGATTTTTCTATTTCCTCATCACAAGATCCAACTGAAATATCAATTTATTCTATATCAGGAACACAACCAAATAGATTTTTATTGAAAAAAACAAGAAAAGCAATATCAGGAACTATTAATTCAATAGATGCATCTTTTACATCCCCTTCAAAATTTCCAGTAGTTGATATAAATGCTGCAAATATTATAAATGTATTAGATTGTTTTGATAGCGATGGTAATGAATGGTATGAAGTATTAAATTTAGCACAAAGTACGGTATTTACTACAAAAATAAACGCAAGTTATACAGACCCTAATGCTATTCAAGATGATGCCCCAAATTTATTAAATTTAAAACAAGTACAAAGAAGATTCACAACAAGGTTTTTAAATTCTACTACATTACAAATAGGGTTTGGTGCAGGAACTGTTAGTGATAATGATGAAAATATAGTACCAAATCCAGATAATGTAGGTACAGGTTTATCTTTTTCTAAAGATAAATTAAACACTGCATTTTCTCCCCTAAATTTTATGTTTACTGATACTTATGGTATAGCTCCTGCTAACACAACTTTAACAATAAGATATTTAACTGGAGGAGGATTAGAATCAAATGTTGCCTCAGGAACATTAACTAATTTTAATCCTACTAATGTTACTTTTACTAATCCAGCAATTACTGACACTGCATTAGCAGATTCTATTTTTGATTCTGTTGCTGTAAATAATATTTTAGCAGCTGATGGAGGACAAGGAGCAGATACTATAGAAGAAACTAGACAAAATGCTTTAGGTAATTTTCAAAACCAATTAAGAACAGTTACTCAACAAGATTATTTAATTAGAGCTTTAAGTATGCCTGCTAATATTGGTACTATTGCTAAAGCTTATATACAACCTACAAAAGTAGCTGAATATGGGATAGGAGAGTTACCAACTATTTTAGATATGTATGTGTTATCATATAATTCTAATAAAAATTTAAGAACAGCATCAACAACATTAAAACAAAACTTAAAAACTTATCTATCAGAATATAGGATGATAAATGATTCTATTAAAATAAAAGATGCTTATATTATTAATATAATATGTGAATTTGATATAATTGTATTACCTAACTTTAATAATAATGATGTAATTTTAAGATGTATAACTGAATTAACAGATTATTTTAATATAGATAATTGGAATATTAACCAACCTATTTTATTAAAAGAAATATCAATTTTATTAGATAAAGTAGAAGGAGTACAAACTGTAACTAATGTAGTAATTAAAAATATAGCAGGTGCAAGTAAAGGATATAGTGATTATTCTTATGATTTGTTGGCTGCTACTAATAATGGTATAATTTATCCATCAGTTGATCCAATGGTATTTGAATTAAAATATCCACAATCAGATATTGTTGGAAGAGTAGTACCATTATAAATAAAAAAATATGAAAAGTTTATTAGAAATATATAACAACCAAAAAGAATCACAACCTGTAGATGGTACTCCCATAGATGGAGGAATAACTAACAACCCATCATCTGGCTTTATTCAAAGGTATAATGCTGATAATGCATATTATACTACTAATGAAGGAGTAGTAAGATCTGATATTTCAACTAATGATTTAATCCAATCTACTAAAATAACAGGTCTAGATGTTGAAAGCAATTCAGCTGGTGCAAAACAAGGAGGTACTGGTGGTCCTATTAATGATGATGGTCCTAACGGATCAGGTTTTGTACAAAATTATACACCTGAAAATCCTTTTTATACTACAAAAGAAGGAATAGTAAGAGCTACAGATGGTGAATCACCACTAACAAATACTTTTAAAACTACAGCTTTAGATGTTGAAAATTCAGAAGCAGGAGTAAAACAAGGAGCAAGTGGAGGACCAAATAGAACATCAGCTGCAAATGGAGAAAAATCTACATTTATAGATGGAGGTCAATATAAAGTATTAAGATATCCTACAAGAGCAAAATTCATAGATACTACAGAAAATTCCGAAGATGGGGGAACATTGGAAACAATGACATTACAACAATATACTCCTAATAGGACGTATTTAGAAGTTCTTGCAGACCCAAGTTTAGAAATTGAAGAAGTTATAGGAAGTGGATTAAACCAACAACCAGGTACAGGTGGTGTGCCTACATCTATTGATGAAAGTATAGTTCCTAATGATATTGGTCCTAAACTTGATGACTTAACAAACTTTAATATATAATTAAATGGCAATTTATAAACTATTTCCTGAAAAAGACGCTACATTGTACACCCAAGATCCTGACATGAATACAGGATTAGATCAAATATTAGAAGCATCTACTTATTTATTAGATAGTAATGCACAAACTAGTAGATATTTAATTAAATTTCCATCAACAGAAATAGATAGTGCTTTTGATACTTATGTTTCTAGTTCTGCTAATTCTACTAATTATATAAATCATCTTAATGGAAATATATTTTCTTCTATAACAGATAATCCCACAAATATAAACGACACACTTGTAAATTCTTCTTATTATCCTATAACTGCTTCTACAGGAAAGGGTATTGGTGGTCAACTTCAATTGTTTGCATCATCAAATACCTTAAGTGCAGCAGTTATTCCCACAGCTGGTCCTTATTTACGTAATATAAAAGGTAAAGGTTATAAACCTGGTGATATAATTAAAATAGGAGGTTTACCTACAACTGCAGGTGGATTAACAACAGCTTCATTTACTTTAACAGCAGGAGATTTTACACCTAGAATTTGGAGTTCTAATTTAAAAAATTATGCAGCTGTAGTAACAAATTTAAATTCTACATCTTATTTAAAAGTATATCCAATATCACAAAGTTGGGATATGGGAACAGGAAGATTTGGGAATTCTCCTGTTACTAAAAATGGTTGTTCTTGGACTGGTTCAACAGCTGATAAAGAATGGCATGAAGATTTATCAGTATACACAGCAAGAACAACAGCATCTTATGATAGTGTTTATGGAGGAACAGGGGGCGGAACATGGTTCACAGGTTCAGCTACATTAAAAGATATAGTCCAAACACAAACATTTACCTACTCAGATCCAATTGATTTAAATGTTAATGTAACTAATACTGTTGATATTTGGATAAGTCAGTCTAAAGGAGTTACTGGGGGTGATATACCAAATGAAGGATTTATTATAAAACAAACCTCATCAGTTGAATTTATCCCTTCTGAATCTCAAGCTTCAACTTTTAAATTTTATTCAGTAGATACTAATACTATATATCCACCTCAATTAGATTTTAAATTTGATGATTTCTTTTACTTTACATCTTCAGAAATGCAAACTTTATCACAACCTGAAGCATTTATTTCATCTTATAATAATGATGGTGTATATTTTTCTGAAAGCATACAAAGATTTAGAATAGCAGCAGTTCCTCAATATCCTAAAAAAGTATTTCAAACACAATCTGGATATTTAACAAATTTCTATTTACCTCAAGAATCATATTTTGCTATAAAAGACTCAGAAACAAATGAATATGTAATAGAATTTGATTCTACCTATACTCAAGTAAGTGCTGATACAACCTCTAGTTATTTTGATATTTATATGGGAGGATTAGAACCAGAAAGATATTATACAATTTTATTAAAAACCACTATAGATGGTACTACAAAAGTATTTGATGAAGATATAATGTTTAAAGTAACAAATGGGTAATGGAGAAAACAACATTAAAAGTACAAAGATATAATAAAGATAAATTTAATGAAACAGTAAATAAAGAATTTACTCAATTAGTTAATGTAGTTGACCCATCTTTCTTTGATAGAGATTTAGCTACAGTTGATGATTTTTGGTATCTTTACGATAAATTTTTCTATATTATACCTAAGCTTGGAGAAATAGAATCTCATGAGTATCTTGCAAAAACTAGTGGTGAATATGCTGATTTTGCTACTATTAGTAGTGAAATACAAGCATTATTAGATGAAATTGCTGATTTAAGGAGACAAAATTTAGAGTTAATACAAGAAGCAACTAATTTAGAAGATGCAATTGATCCTAATGATAATGTATTATTTGATGGAACAGGAAGACCAAACATTGAAAATACTGAAAGAGTAAATATTGATACAAGAATAAGTTAAATAAAATAAAAAATGGCAATACCAGTTTCTGCATCAATTGAACAACTAAACGCTGAAGTTTTTCTTCAAGAAGGATTTGAATTAAGCTTAGATGCTGTTGTACCTTCAATTGAATTAACAGGTTCTTTTACACCCAATAAAAGTAAAACTCAATTTTATATTTACAATTATTCTCAAACTATATTATATCAAAATTTAAATTATGAGTCTAATGGTACCTATTTACCACCTGAAAATCAACCTCTATCTACAGGCTCAAATACTGTTTACAATCAATTTGAATTAAACCCAATTGAAGATATATATAATCAAGGATATTCTTCAGGAAATTATTATGCTTTATATAATTTTATAGATTATGAATTAGGATCTGAGCTAATACCAAATGATCAAAATGAAAAATTATTTGAGGGTTATCCTTATTTTATAAAAGATATATCTGGGGATAGAACAGAATTAAGAATTCAAAATAATTTTTTAAATAAAAGTCAAATTGAGAATTATTATCAACAATTTTCAAATAAAATTAATGCTAGAGAAAATGCTGATGAATTTTATATTTCATTTGAAAACAATAGAAATTTTATAGCAGTAAATAGTCAATTAGAACTACCAGTAACTGGTTCTACTAGTGAAGCTACTATTTTAATAAAACTATATAATCCACTTCCTTTAGAATTTGAAGAAAATCAAGAATTACAAATTATTACAAAAGTAGGAGAAACACAAGTATTTAATGTAAATTTCCAACCTAATTTAGAATTTATTGATAATTTACTTTCACTTAAAGGTCCTAATTATAATGTAAGTATTAAAGATAAAGTAAACAATTCTACTAATTATAAAACTTTAAAGGATTTAATTAATACTAATTCATCAGCTTCATATTATCAATTTAATTCTTTAAGAGACCAAAAAGGAGTAGCTATAAGAAAAAATTGGGGAGATTGGAGTCAATTTGTAAAATATTCTTCTGCAGAACAAAGATTAAATAATTTTAAAGATAAATTAACTTCAATTGAAGCCTTTGAAGATGAAATTTTAGATCTTGAAGGTATTGATGGTGATACTACAGGATCAGTAGATTATTCTTCTAGTTATAATGATATTAGTAACAATATTAACCAAATTATTAGTAAATTTGATAGTTATGAATATTTTTTATACTATGTAACAGGATCTGAATCTTGGCCTAAATATACATCAACATATCCTTATAAAAACTTTTCAGTTTCAAGTTCAGAAGCAAAAAATTGGTTTGGAAGTACTAATGAATTAGATGCTTATTTTAATACTGGAAAAAATCAAATATTTTCAGCATCAATATATGATAATAATAACCAAGATTATTTATATTATTTAATACCTCCTTTTATTACAGATAATAGTAGTAATAACCAATATATTAAATTTGTAAATATGACGGGTCAAGCTTTTGATGAAGCTTACATATACACTGAAGCCCTTGAACAAGTTAGAAATACAAATTCTTCTTTAACTGGATCTGTTTTACCTTTAGGATTAGCTGCTGATGTTGTAGAATCTTTAGGATTTACACTTGGCGGAAATGATTTTAATTCAATAGGATTTAATCCTAATGGAGTAGGAGTATTCCCTTCAGCTGGAAGTGGTTTAGAATATATTAGTCGTTATGTAGATATAGCATCAGGTTCAGTTATTAATTATTATGATCAAAAACAATCAACCTTAGGATATGTTATAGCTTTAGCAGATCCATCTTTCCCATATCCAATTGAAAATTCATCACAAGAAATTTATAAAAGAATTTTCCACAATATGGTTTCTTTAGTAAAAAGAAAAGGAACTGTAACAGGATTAAGACAATTAATTAACATATGGGGTGTTCCTAATACAATGCTTCGTATAAGTGAATTTGGGGGTAAAAATAAAGATGATGAAAACGATTATGATTTATGGATGAATCGTTATAGTACAGCAGTTAAAACTTATTCTGGTTCTTTAGTAAAAAATACTCCATCCACATTAGGAACACAAGCTAGTAGTTCTGTTTTAATACCATGGACACCACTAGCGAGTAATTTTTATGATGCATCAGCCCCATCTAATTATTTTTCACCACCTGATAGTATACAATTTAGATTTAAAAACAAAAAACCAATAGGTTCTGATCAGTTTTTCACTTCTTCTTTATTAATTAAACCTTGGTTTGATGGAGTAGGAGGAAACGTTCCAAATTCCCCAGGAGCATTTGCTATAGTATTAGAATACTCAGGTTCAAATTCTGGATCATTTGACGGCTCTACATTACCAACAGATTCACAATATGGAACTCTTCAACTAGTAATGTCTGGTTCAGTTGGTGATGGAGCTATTGAAGGTACTTTAAATTCTGGTAGACATTATTTTACGTCTTCTAAAATTTCTTTACCATTTTTTAATGATGGTTGGTGGTCAGTTCAATTACAAAGATCAACTAATTTATCTGCATCTGGTCAAGATAATACACTTAATGAATTTGAATTAAGAGTAGCAAATAATATATATAATGGTTATGATGGAAATCAAATAGGATTTCAGGGATCAGCTTCAATTCAAATGCTTGATGGTAAGATATCATCTTCAATGAATACAGCTTGGAATAATATGTTTTTTGATAATGCTGATAATACTACCACAAGTATTAATAAAAGAGCATTACTTTTAGGAGGATTGCCTTTTGATGGAGATTATGGAAGTGGTAATAATGTAATAGTAGGAGGAGGAACTGGTGCTTTAAAAGCTATAATGAAAGTAGGTGGTAAATTTATAGGAAGACCATTTGTAGGGGAGTATCAAGAGTTTAGATATTATAGAAGAGCAGTATCAGCATCTTCATTTAATGATTATGTAATGAATCCTGAATCAATTCAAGGACATTCAGATTCAAATACAGGAGCAGGTAGTTCTTATGATCAACTATCATATAGAATTTCATTAGGTAATGAATTAGAATTTAATAATTCACCTATGGGGGGTTTATATACTAATTTTGCTACAGGAAATTATGGAAATACTAAAAATCAATTTAAGTTTGGAATAAATGTAGCAGGAGTAGATAAAGGAATAGGATCTATTCATCCCTCTATTGTAAATTCAACAGGTGAATTATTTACTTCGTCTTTTATAGAGTATAAAAATGCATTATCAACTAGAGGTATTGTTACTAGTAGTTATTACTCATGGGACATAGCTACAGAACCAGATAATCAATATATTACAGCATCATGGATTTCTCCTATTAATGAAATAAATTACATGGACCAACCTGCAGCTGGTCTTAGAAATAGAATAAAAAATAAAATTCAAGTAATTGATGGTAATGAATATGGTACAATATTATCACCTTTTAGAAGTATACAACAAGAATTTGAACAAAGTGGAAGTTATACTGAAGATATTAATTCATTAGAAGTTGGATTTTCATTTCAAAATGAAATAAATGATGACATAATAGGTACGTTTGGACATGGGGTAGTATCTGATGCAATAGCAGATCCAAGATTTATCTCTGAAAGCTCAGATAGATATCCTGAATTAACTCGTATTGCTGAAGATTATTTTAAAAAATATCAAGGTTTTAATGTTAATAATGATGTTGAACCTAATTCACCTACAACTTTAGTTGAAAAAGAATATGATTATAATAGGTTAATTAAATTTTACGAAACTTCATTATTTAAAGCAATTAAGAATTATGTGCCTGCTCGTACTAGTTTAAGTACGGGAATTATCGTAAAACAACATCTATTAGAGCGAAACAAAACAAATACAGAGATTGGTATTAATATTAATACTGAAGTTGCTACTACGCCTGAAACCGGATCAAATACATTTGGTCCTTCATCTCAAACAGGATTTAATAGTAGAATAGTTGAGAAAAATTTATTAGTTACTTCAAGTATAGGAATGTATTCCTTAACAGGAAGTGCAGGAGGAAGTGTTAATAAATATAATATAATAACTAATGAAGGAAGATTTTATACATCTGAAGGAGATAATATTACTTTAACAAATGGAGCAGCAGCTGTTCCTTTATTTTCAACTCTTCCAGATCATGCTTCTCAAATAGAATCTGGGATATTTGTAGCAGTTGATTATCAAGATAAAGTTTACTTTGAAGCAGAAGGTACATTTATATCCCAAGTAAGATTAAATATGATTTTTACAGGTGTACCATCAAGTGCTACTGATGTAAAACTTGAAGTAACATCAAGTAAAAGAGGTGGAATATTTGAAACTACATATGCTGGAATAACAGTTCAAGACCCACCAGGATTAATATCAGATAATTACTTAGAAGCATTTGCAGATGAAAGATTATACTGGAATATTGCGGGAACTGGAGCTACTGTTGAAATTTCAGCATATACTTTTTCATTTGGTGAGGATGCAGAATTTACAAAACCTGAACCATCATCTTCTCAACAAGCATGGTTTTATATAGATGATTTTACAGGAGAATATAGAGTTGAAGATACACAAGATGAATTTTATAATGGTGAATATAGTGGTAGTAATTTTGAAGTTATTCCAACCCAATATAATCCCTATAGAATATTTGCTGACGGAAATGACAAAACATCAGATACAAGTGGATCGCTAATTGCTATTGATATTACACAAGCAGAAAGTGATGCTAATTTTGCAAGTCGTACTGCAACTGGATTTACAGTTGGACCTAATGCATCTCCTGCATCTGGAATGATAACAGGATCTGTTTTTCCACATAATTCAAACTTTCCATTAAAAGTAGGATCAAGATATACTGTATCATTTACAACAACAGGTGTTGTTAGTGGTGGTAGAGTTGGTATGGGTGTTTATTCATTAGGGGATACAGGCCTTTTAGTTGCAACAGGAAATGATATTGTAACTGGAGATGCATTATTTAAACAAAATACAGACCCTTCCGCTCCAGCAGTTGGTATTAATGGTACTTTTTCTTTTTCATTTGTTTATCAAGGAAAAGATTTAGTTGATTCAAATGGTCCTGGTATGAATGGAAGTGGTATCCCACCTACTTATGGTGCTATCGTTCCATTTTATGTATGTCCAGGTGCAGCAGATGAAGTTGTAATGTCTAATATTACATTAGTAGAAGAATCATTAGGTGAAAAACATTTATTCCCTAATGATGGATTTACTATTCAACCTTCTCAAAGTCAATTATTCCAAAATTCACCATATAATCCTATAATTAATAATATAAGTGGTAGTAGAAAAAATTCATATTTATTTGATATGGATTTTGATCCTGTAATTTCTTCATCAACTAAAATTGAAGGAATACCTTCAGATTATTCTCTATTAGTATCAGCATCTCAATTAGGATGGGATGGTACAGCTACAAATACTACATTATTAGAATTTGCTGAAGTTCCTGACAGTAATTATACATCATTAGCTCTATCTAATCCTAGATATAAAGGATGTTTATTAGAAAGTGCAGACTATAATTTTTATACGGGTATACCATCAGCAAGTTTACTTCCATTAAGATCAGCAACTTTTGGTCCTACTGGAATAGCTAATACCCCAAAATTACTAGCTCAACACCAAGTTAAATATATTAATGGTGAAACTGGAAGTTGGGAAGGTGATGTTTCATATGGTAAAAATGCTGTTATAGATGTTCATCCTATTAATATAGCACATTTTAAACAGTCATATGAAGATTTATCTATTTTTGGTACTTCTACATTTGTAATAGATCAATTAATCCAAATCCCATTTGAAGAAATATTAGATCAACAATCACCTATTATTACTTCATCTTTAATAAGTGGTGATAATTTTAACTTACTCCCAGTTTCTTCAACATTTTCACCAGATAGAAAAGCATCATATATATATAATAACCCAACAAAAACATTTGCTAAATTTAATGGAACAACCCTTAATTATAACCGAATGAAATTAGAAGCAGCTCCAATTGTTGCAGGGGCAACTAATTGGGATGTTTATTGGTCAAATCAAGTGAATCCAACACAAATGTCTGCAACTCAAAGTTTCTTTAGACCTAGCTATACAGGACAAGGACTTAATTCATTGACTCTTCCTAATGCAAATAATATTGAACAACAAGTAGGTTTAACTCTCTTCTTCCCAGAGGATATGGCTCCTTACCAAAAATTAACTACTTTTCCTAATTTAATTCAACCTGACACTCCTAATAATTTCCCTGATACAGGATCAACTGCAATAGCTCTTCTTGTTACTGGAAGTTCTAATTATGCTACTAGTTTAGGATTTGGGATTTTAAATTTAAGAGGACCATCATATACTCAACCTACTAGACCTAGTAATTATAATGGTGGTAGTATTGGTAGTCTTATTGGTCCTAATTTACAATGGATGAACTCAATTAATAGATGTCATATAGTTTATGGTGATGCTATGCCAAAACCAGATCCAACCACACTTGTGGGAGAATTTACTTATTCTAAGGGAATGCCGAGTATTGTTCAAATAATACAACAAGCTGGTGGATCTCAAACTGATGGTGATTGGGGTGGATTACCTGTAGTACCTAATTCAATGGGTCTTAGAACTGCTGGAATAAATGCTGAGTTTGACCAACAAATGATTATTCCAATATTAGATCCTGATGAATTAGGATCTTTTTATAGGTGGGACATATCAGGATCTAAGTTAACAGAATATGAACAAATAGAAAACACTACTATAAATATAGAACCTGGAGATGAAATTAGAGTTGCATATGCAATACCGCAAGAGATTCTATCAGGATCATCTGGTGGTGTTGCTGAATCAATTATACAACAAGATTTTCAAGTAATTGATTATGAACTAGCTCCTCCTGCTGTAAGAACAGATACTTTTGCATGGGCTGGATCTCCTTCAACTTTTGATTTTACTCTTTCAGGACTTATTACTTCTTCATCACCTTTAGTAAAAAATAATCCATATCAAATAGAAGAATATAAAAGAAGACTAGATATAGCAATACAAAATGAAGTTTGTTTTTATTGGGCTGATAATACTTATGGGGCTTATACTATGAATGACATAGGTTCAGGTTCTGCCCTAGTTTCTGCAGAATTATCAAATTATGTAGTAAATTTAAATGGTGAAAATCGTCCAACTCAAGTAACAGTAACTGTAGATAAAACAAAAGCAAGAGATCCAAATGTTCCAAATGTAGGTATACAATGGTTTTTTGGTACTAATAATAATGGAATTATTGATAAATCGCTTCAGTTTCCATTAAAATCAAATAAAATAAATTCCCCTTATGTAACAGATGGAGAATCTGTACCAACAATATACTTTTTAGATCCTGCATTTTTGTTTGATAGATTAATAGTATCACCTGATCCTTCTACATTAATACATCCTATTCCTTCAGGAAGTATTAGAGCAGCAACTTTTAGAAAAAGAAAACAAGATGACAGTAAAGTAACATTAAAGGTAAATCAACCTTCAGGATCGTTTGGAATACAAACACCATCAGGAGATGGGTATATAGTACCAAATGATTTAACTGATATACAACAAAGAAATGTGCAAAAAATAATTAATAAATTACAATCAGAAAATGTATTTCAACAAAATTCACCAAATCAATTAGATTAATATTTAACTAAAATTATAATTTGGAATAAAAATAAAAAATACATATATTTATAATAAAATACTAATATAAAATGGGATATTTAAATAATCAAGTAGTAACAGTAGATGCTATTTTAACTAAAAAAGGAAGAGAATTGCTAGCCCAAGGTGGTAATGCTTTTAATATTACACAATTTGCCTTATCAGATGATGAAGTAGATTATTCTTTATATAATCCTGATCACCCTTCAGGATCTGCTTATTATGGAGAGGCAATTGAAAATATGCCTGTTTTAGAAGCTTTTCCTAATGAACTTCAAACTATGAAGTATAAACTAGTTACTTTACCTAGATCAACAGCAGTAATGCCTACTATTTCACTTGGATTTAGTAAAGTTGAATTAGTAACAGGAGAAACTACAATACCAGCTCTTACTCCCCAAACAACCACATTTTCTGGAACTTCTCCTGAAGCGGAAGGATATACTGTGACAATGTCTAACATTACTTATGCTAATATTATAGGAGGTGGAGCTAATTCTAGTAATACTTTAAACTCTCAACAAACATTAGGTACTAATGTTTCTAAAACAGTAACAGGTACTAATTTTACATTAAGTGCTACTTCTATTAACGTGTTTGGAACAGCTACTGTATTATATGCTACATTAACTATTGTAGGTAGAGGTACAGGAGCAAGATTACAAATACCTTTTGAATTAAGAAAATCTGCAGGAATGCAATAACATAAAAAATAATAAAATATGGCTAATGGAGCTTTTACAACATTTGGATCAGGTGATATAATTAATAGTATAGATTCCGTAACTGGAACTGTATGGAGTAATAATGCTCCAAGATTAACTGAAATTTACACATCATCTGTTCAGGCAAATTCAAATTCAGGACAATATTACCTTCATATGTATCAAACAGCATCAACTGAAACTTCAGCTGCAGTTCAATTTGATATAGCTTATGCGGATGAAGTAGGTAGTGGAAGTTTATTTTATAATGCTCAAGTTATAGGTAAATCCCCATCATCAACAATATATGGACAATATCAAAATATAGTGCTAGGAGATGATACAGAACCCTTTATCTTTGGAGATTTTACGGGATCCTATTTTTTCGCTTTAGCTGTTGAAAGGGCAAGATATAAAGAATCATTAGCATTAGGTACTATGGAATTAAATATATCTAAGAGTGGAGCTAATGGTTTAGATATGTTAACATTAACAGATGATAGTAAAATAAGTACAGGAAATGTATTTGGAAATGCTGGAAGAGTTTATAATATAGTATCAGGTTCTCAAGGAACAATTTATACTGGAGTTAAATCTACAGGATTTTCAGCTGATTCAGGATCTTATGGTTTATATTTACCAGATGTAGGTTTAATATTATTAAATGGTCCTGCTTTAGATGGATACTCTGCAGGTGGTGGAGTTAATATGGGAATTGGTAGAAGTTCAAATACTAATAGCCAAAATCCACAAAAATTATATAATGCACTTTCAGGAAGTATTTTCCAAGCAAATAAAACATTTAGATTAAATTCTCAAGAAACTTTAGCTTCTGATTTTTATTTTGTAAGAGCTCAAAATAGTGATTTTAACTATTCATCTAACCCATCATTTGTAACAGGATCGACAGGTGCTTTATTATGGCCTACAATGCAAAATAACCCACAAACATTTATTACTACAGTTGGTTTATATAATGAATCAAATGAATTATGTGCTGTAGCAAAATTAAGTAGACCATTAATTAAAGATTTTACAAAAGAATTACTTGTTAGAGTTAAATTAGATTACTAAAATGTATGTCAGCTTACAAACAATTCACTACAAAGGATATTACAATAACTCCTTTTTCTGCTAATAAAGGATTTAGCTTTAAAGGGAATGCTATGACTGCATCTAATGTAGGAGTTGAAATATACTACGGAACTCAACCTCCCACAAATAAACTTATATTTGAAACTACTACAGAGGGAAATTGGGTTTTTTATGTTGGGGGTTCAACAGTATCAGGGTCCCAAAATGCTTCTGGTTTTGTAAATAAACTAAACACTAATTCAGTGTATTCAAGTGTAATGCAACTTTATTATTCTAACTATTTTGAAAGTATGTCTGGTAGTTTAGCAACTACTTCTAGTATGTTATATGGTTTAGAAGGTCCTCAAAATAATGTATTTGCTGATTATAATAATATTGACATTGGCCTTAGTGGATCTAATAATATACCTATTGGGGCTATAAAAAGTCCTCAATATTATAACTATGAAAATAGTACTATTACCCAGACTAGAGCAGCTTTATTAGGAGAACAAATTGATTCTTCTGATTGGAGTGTTCCTCAAAATATGAATTATATGTCGGTAATATCCATTCCTTCTAAATTGTTTGGTAATAATATTGAACCACAAAGTTTTAAATTTTCAATGGATACTGTTGGATTTTTTGATGTTATTGATGATGGAAATGGAAATTTATTTTATGATATAACTGCAGGAGCTTCTAATATAACAAATCAATATTGTGGAAATATTTCATATGAACATGGAATAGCTATATTAACACCAGTATCATCTTCTAATCCTTTAAAATCACCAGGTAATAGTGGAATACCTACAGTTGGAGCTCTTGCCCTAGTAAATCAAGATGGTTATAATTCTGGTGGAACTGATTGGTTTGGTAATATGACAGTAGGTTTTTCTTCCTCTGTTACATTAAATGAATATCAATATAAATGTGTTGTAAGAGATAATGAATTTGGCTATTCATTAAACCCCTCACTACTATCAGGTAGTCAATTAGAACAACCTTTACCAGGAACAAATTATGTTTATAAAGATTTTGCAACAGGATCATATTTTAGTCCATACATTACTACAGTTGGTTTATATGATAATAATAAAAATTTATTAGCTGTAGGTAAATTATCAGTACCAACAAAAGTTCCTATGAATTCTGATTTAGAAATTCAAGTATCATTTGATTCTTTATAATGGTTTTAATAACTTTTTAAATGAAAGATATGCCAACAACCGCTACCTGGATATATCAGGGAAGGGTTATAACATCAATAGAAGACATGCCTAAGGGAACTTATGGATTTATATATGAGGTTAGATATAAACCTACTGATATAAGATATATAGGTAAAAAAGTTCTTTATTTTGAAAGAAATAAAAAATTAGGCAAAAAAGCATTACAAGCTTTAAAAGAAGAAAGATCTAAGCAGGGCCTTAAAGGACGTACTCCCCAAAAACAAAAAATAATAACTGAATCTGATTGGAAAGATTATTATGGTTCACAAAAAGAAATTTTAGATTTATCTAAAAAAGATAGTAATAGTAAAAATTGGGAAAAACGTATATTAGAATTTGT